CAAGTTGTTGTGATTTCGTTCTCTCCGCACTTTAATGTTATTTTTCTCATTTTCTTTCTCCTTTTGTTTCGGTTGATGTTCTTCAAATCCATTGAACTGCATTGATATATTTTTTAATTGATGGCCTGTACTCATTGATGTCAATATACCGGCACAATTCTCGCTTTACATCCGCTTCATTTCCGCAGTCCATTGCGCGGGCGATGCTGAGGTAACCATAATCTGATACATCATTATAGAATTGTTTTGAGTTGTATTCATCTCCGTCTTTTCTATCCAAGATTTTATCTATAACCATTTTCTTCTCCTTTGTGTTTCGGGTGGGTTTTCTTTCTGTCTATATAGTACAACCATGCTTGCAATATGTCAAGCATTTAATTTATGTAATAATCAACAAAGTTTCAAAAGTGTTTTTGTGCAAGGTTTATAAATAATCAACATTAGGGGGTGATACCGTGGCAGAACGCAAAAGAGAACCAAGACCAGGAGAGGGTAGACCGATAAAATATAAGCAAGAGTATTGCAAACAACTCATTACTTATTTTGAGGAGGCCGAAGGGTTTCCTACTTATGCGGGTTTTGCCGTTGAGATAGAGGTTGACACGAGCACATTGGAGCGATGGGCTGATAGGTATAAGGAGTTTTGCGGAGCATACGCGCGCGCAAAGGCAATCCAAGAGGCAAAACTTGTATCGGGTGCAATGCAAAACAAATACAACAGTCAATTCGCGCAGTTTTTTGCCAAAAACAATTTGGGCTTCCGGGACAAAACCGAGCAGGACATTAACGCCACAATCACCATGACCGACGCTGAAAAGTCATTGCTTGAAAAGGTATCCGAGCGGCTCAAAGACAAATAACCATTTTATGCAGCGTATATTCACTCTGTTTATGCATAAATATAAGCCGTTTATACATAAATACTGTATAAATATACAGAAAGTGTCCAAAATCCCAAGTCAAACACCTGCAAACCATGAATAATATTCAGTAAAGAGTAATTTAGCGAAATCGGGGGAGGGATATGGCAAAGGCTAAAAAGGCGGCAAACCCGCGCGAATTATTGGATCAGATACGCAAAAAGGAATTGGAGTATTGCAGGGCGAACCCAATCTATTTTTGCGATACCTACGGACACATAGAGGACAAGGATGCGCCTAACCCCATCATTAAACTGGACATGTGGCCGAAACAGCGCGAAGCGATGCAGCAGATAGTAGATAATCGGCTGACAGTTATTTTAAAAGCCCGACAACTGGGTGTTACATGGTTGGCGCTCATTTATGCGGCATGGGTGATGCTTACCCCCGGCAAGCTGGTCATTGCATTGTCCCGTACAGAGGAGGAAGCCAAAGAACTTGTACGGCGCTTAGGTGTAATTTTTACCGCGATGCCAGAGTTAAACGCCAAAATCAAATTAACGGCAATGGATTTAACTGTCATATGGGATGACGGTATGAGTACATTCAAAGCCTTTCCTTCCGCTTCGGGTGCAGCGCGGTCATTCACCGCTAACCTTTTGATTTTGGATGAATGGGCGTTCCAAGCGGCAGCAGAACAAATATGGATGTCAACATTCCCGACCATCAACCGACCAACGGGCGGTCAAGTCATAGGGCTGTCAACGATAGACCGAGGCACTTTGTTTGAAAAAATCTTCATAGAGGCAACCGAGGGCAAGAATGGATTCTGCCCTATTTTTCTGCCTTGGGATGCTGACCCAAGAAGAGGCGCAGACTGGCACAGCAAGACGATGGCCGCATTGGGTGACTTAATAACACAAGAGTATCCCGCTACCATTGCAGAAGCACTGACGATACCGGGCGGCGCGTTCTTCCCCGAGTTTAGACGACACATCCATATAAAGCCGCCAATCATCGACACAGCGGGATATAGGCGGTATATATGCCTTGACTACGGGCTTGACATGCTGTCCGTATTATGGGTGATGGTTGACCGTGAGCATCGCGCAAGGGTTTACAGGGAGTACCACGCAAGCAACATCATCATACCCGAGGCTTGCAAAATCATCCGACAGCTGACAGGCAATGAAGCGATTGATTTAACGCTTGCCCCTCCCGATTTATGGAACCGTGACCAGGTACACGGCAAGAGCCGAGCATTGTTTTTTCAAGAGGGCGGTGTTCCATTGACACAAACAAGCAACGATGTGGATGCGGGCTGTGCTGCGATTAAACAATGGCTAAGCGGCGACAATCCTGCATTGACCTTTGATGATGGCATTGTGACCGTTACGGCACACATCACAAAGATACAAAGGGATAAAAACAAGCCAAACCGATACGCCAAAGAGCCACACATATTAACCCACGCGGTTGATGCGCTGCGGTGCTTTTGCATTTATTGGACAGCGCCCGCAGAAACGCCAACGCAAGAGCAATACTTTGGGTTTTCCGCGCTCAAGCCTACACCATCCCCCGTTGGATATGGTGAGCGTATGCGTGTTGTCTAATGCCAAAATAAAGCGATTTAAGGGGGTTTTGCTTTGGAGTACATATTCCTACTACTGACGATGATTATAGCGGGTGTTGCTGCCGTTACCCTGTACCGTTTCGGTTTAAGAGATGGACAAAGGATGGCAAGCGGCAGGCCTGTTATTAAAGAGGCAGACGGTGAGATTGCCGAGGTTACAGACAAAGTAAAGCGGATGCAAACACTCTTCGACAATCTTGATGCCTACGACGGCACAGACAAGGGGCAGGTGAAAGTATGAACGGGTTCACGGCAGGCGTGTTCAATGGATTGATAAAACCCAAAAAACCTAAGGTAGAGGACAAGGACATCACCGAGATATGGAAGCTGTATCAAATCGGGGAAGACCACCACAACAAAGCAAGCCTGTATACCAAGACCGACAAGGCACACAAGTTCTTTGAGGGTGACCAATGGGACGGACTGCAAAGCGGCGGTGAAGTGCTGCCGATGTTTAATTTTATTCAGCCGACCTGTGAGTACAAGATAGCGATGGTCGCCTTGAAAAGTATGCGCATTGCGTATACCAATGTCGAATACTCCGAGATTTTAAGCGAAATGGCAAACACCTTGTGGGAAATCTCCGTGATGGACAAACGCATGTGGGAGATGGTGAAAGAAGCATGTATTACCGGCGATGCGTGGATTTACTTTTACGACAAGCTGTATCACTCCCAACTGATAGACAACATCAACATCTATTTGGCGGACGAGCAGCAGAGGGATATTCAGCAGCAGCGGTATGTATTGATATACGAACGCAGACCTGTTGCTGATGTTCGGGAAGATGCAAGGCAAAATGGTGTTGCCGAAGAAGAGATTGAATTGATTCTGCCCGATGATGAAACGCACAACCAAGCGGGCGATGCTGCCAATGAGGTAAAGAACCAAGAGGACGGGAAATGCTCTTGCCTGCTCTATATGCGCAAGGATGAAAAGGGCAATGTGTGCTTTACAAGGGCGACAAAGCATGTGGTTTATCAGCCCGAGCAGGTGGTGGAGGGGATGAAATATTACCCCGTGGCTTCGTATGTGTGGCTGCCGAGAAAAGGAAGCGCAAGAGGCAGGGGCGAAGTCGAGGGGATGATACCCAACCAGATTGAGTGCAACCGGCTGTTGGCACGGCGGGCTTTGTCGGCAAAGGTGAGTGCTTTCCCAAGGCCTGTGTATTCGACTGCCCTTGCAAACCCGCAGGACATAGACCGTGTGGGCATTGCCTTAAAGGTGAATGGCTCTGTTGAAAGAGTGGGCGATGCCTTTACTTATATTCAGCCCGCAAGTATGAGCCAAGATGCCCACCTGCTGCAGGAAGACTTAATCAACACGACCCAAAGGATGGCTTCCACGGGCGACGCGGCATTGGGCAATGTCAACCCCGAAAAGGCAAGCGGTGCTGCGATTGTTGCGGCGAGAGACCAAGCGGCGATTCCTTTGAACGAGCAGTCGGCAATGTTCCGCCAGTTTGTGGAAGATGTGGCGCGGATTTGGTTTGACATGCTGTGCGCGTATCATCCCAACGGTTTGCCCGATGGTAAAGACGGGTTTATCCCTGTTGAGTTACTAAGGGCGGGACAGCCCGAAATAAAGGTTGATGTGGAGCAGATAGACCCCATCAGCCGATTGGGGCGGGAGCAGGTGATGCGCATGGACATGGA